CCCCACACCGTGTCACTTTCGAGCGTCGCCGCCGCCACACCGAATCCGGCAGGAATGCGGGTGAACGCGCTCAAGTCGTCGTTGATGATCGTCTGCCGGGTCAGAGAAACGATCCGGCCATAGGTCAGGAGCTTGTAGGTCTCCTTCGATTCGGCGATGGAGCCGTGGGTGAACTCGCCCTTCTCGTTCACCTTCAGGAGCGACGGAGACTCGCCCAACTGCAAGGCGTTGATGTTCTTGAAGTCGGACGCCGAGCGCTGGCGGCAAAACGGCCGGAAGGTCTGCGGGTACGCGTTGTAAGCAGTGCGCAGAGTCTTGTTCGCGACGTCGGCCAGGATGCTGGGGAAGTCGGACGTGCTGAGCGCCAGCACGGCGATCTCGTTACGGTGCACGCCCCGCGTGCGGGTGCCCTTGACTTCCAAGCACTCGCGCGCGAGATCGAGCAGCGTCATGCCCATGAATTCGCGGCCCAAGTCGTCCTTGAGCGGGTACTTCGTCGGGTCATAACGGTGCAGCAACGACGCCGCGATCCCGGCCCGCCGCGTTACCGTCTCGTCCCGAGTGATGCTGCCGTTCCCCGACCCGCCCGGAGGATCGTTGCGGCGCAACTCCTCGGACTTGTTGATGGCAAGTTTCCGGAACTCATCAAGGGAGGTTCCCTTCTCGATGTGCTCCTCTGCCAGCGCTTCATTGAGATTCAGCGACCGGCAAACCTTGCGCAGTTCCACGTTGCGGGTGCGTTCGGCGAGCGCAGCGGCCTGCCGTTCCGCATCCAGATTCACTTCCGTACGGGCCTCTTCGCCCGGTTTGGTGATGGTCTCTTGTTCCATCTCTTCCTCCTTTGGGCTAGTTGCCCGCAAACCTTCGATCTCGAAAAACTGCTCCTGCTCGGAAGCCCGGAACCCGGCGCCCGGATCTGCTCCGATAGGAACGACCGAAACCTCTTCCGGCTCCCAGTCAATAGCCAGGTAGCTCTTGACCTGGTCGCCTTCCTTCGTGGTCTCCTTGAGCTTGTGAATCGCGACTCCCATCGAGGCGTTGCGAAGGATGCCATCCTCGACGTCCTTCCAGACGGGAGTGACCTCGTCGCGGTTGGAAAACCGGACGCTCGCTTTCCCCTGGCCACCCTCGATCCACGCCTTGTCGATGACCCCAAGCACATCGGCGAGCCGCCAGTCATTATGAGAATCGAGCAGCGGAGCCGTACCGCTCGCCAATCGGCCCATCCGGACATGCACCGGATCCATGCTGAAGGACAGGTTGAACGGCCCGCCCCAACCATACCGGCGCACGGTTGCGCCGGTGTACCAGGTCATCTCAGCGGTGCGCTTCTCGCTGTCAGCCTTAGCAAACTGGGCAAGCAGCCGCTGGTGCGGCACCTCTCCAACCTCGATCCGGCCGTCGAGATGCACGACCTCGGTTTTCGACCTCCGGCGCTGCTTTGATGTGATCTCGGTTTCCGTAGCCATGGTCATTGCACCTCCTGCGGCTTGGTGCCGCCCTCATCCTTCACGCTGCTCTGCTCCGTCCCGGTCTTGCTGACCTTGCGAGGGTCGCAATCGAGCACGATCCCTTTCTCGTCGAGCATCCGGTTGATCTCCGCGATCTGTTCGATCTGCGCATCCGGGTCGTATCCCTGCTCCGCGATGGCTTGACGGAGCGTGAGTGTGCCCATACGAATCCGGTTGAGCGTCGCGACGGAATCCTTGTACGGATCAACGGTGCCGAAACCAGGCGGCGTCCACTCGGCCTTGAACGGGCCGGCATCTGGAATCGCCCCTGCCGCGAAGGCCACCTGCATGACCCGGTTCCACACCGGCGTGCAGAACATCGGGACGAACGCCGCCCACCGGAAGACCTCGATTCCGTTCCGGAAGCTCAGCAGGCCGGCGCGGTAGCTCGAGTAGTTGACGCGCGACAGGTCGCCGGTCAACTGCTCATAGGTCAGTTGCAGCCCCGTGGCGATCTGCGCCTGCTTGGCGGCGACGTAATCCCGGTAGCCTGCCGCATATGTGGGCGCTGCGAACGTGATCTCCTCGCCTGGCTTCAGATACTCGATCATTCCCGGCTCGAACGACTCCACGCGGTGGCTGGAGACCGAATCGTCGGATGCGCTGTCTGTCGCTCCAATCGGCGGGCCGTCCGGGCCCTGCGGCTGCGTCACGAACGCCGCAAAACAGGCCTCAATCTTCTTCCGGACCAGTTCCGCTTCCTCGTACTCGTCGAGGTCGCGCAACGTAATGATCACCGGCGCGAGCCATGGCACGCCACGCACCTGGCCTGGCCGGTCCTTCCGGTAGATGTGCAGGACCTCGCTCGCTGGCACGCGCACGGACTGGAGAGCGCCGAGGCCTCCGCGCACGCCGGTCTGCACCACATCGCCCGGATGCTGACCGTACAGCCAGTAGTACGTGCGGCGGCCGACGAGGTCGAACTCCACTCCCTGGATGATGTAGCCGGTATCCGTCTTCTGCGTCTTCGTGTGATCGAGATAATCCGGCTCCAACACCTGCAACTGGACCGGGATCTTCAAGCCATCCGCGCTACGACGCTGCCGGAACCGCACGAGGCACTCGCCGCTCTCGAACACCGTCCGCGCGACCAGCACCTGGAGGCCGTAGAAATCGGCCTGCCCATCGGCATCGCATTGCTCCATCCAATCCAGCCAGGCACTATCGATCTGGCTGTTCAACTCCGGCACGCCAGTACGCGACTGCGCAGTGATCCCGGTGCCGACGGCGTTACCAACAACCTCCGCGACAGCGCGCGTCGCATAGGCGTTGTTCCGGATGAGATCACGCGACCGCTCCCGAAGCTTCGAGATGGCAACAGCAATCTCGGCGTTGGCAGAATTGCCCGTGGCGATCCAGCCATCGGTTCGCCGCCCGGTGCGAACTCCCTCGTAGGCGAGGCGCACCAAGTCGGTCGCGCGCCGCGCACGCACGCGGCGCAAACCAGCCTGCGGATCGACCCACGAGATTACTTTGTCCAGCCAGTTCATCCTTTTGAACTCTTCGCCAAACTAAAACGTTCCGGAGTCGTACCGGCTTGGTTCTGGAGCGCGTCGCTGATCAGCGCGCGGATTCGCAGAAGTTCATCCAGAGAGCGGTACGTGACGGAGCGGTCGGCAAAGTGAACGGTCAACTCGCCACTCGCAATCGCCTTGTCAATTGCATCCAGGTCAGACTGCGTCCAAGCCATCTACCGCCGCCTCCGCTTGAAATAGAAAATCGCGCGGGTGCCGAACTCACGCACGACCGCGACGAGCTCCCATCCACGCGCGCCGTAATTGCCGAGTAGCTCCGGCGACTCTGCAGCCGCCGTGACCGTCGCATACTCCCACGCGCCGTCCGAGTGCGATGCCTCCAGCGGCTGCGCTCCCTCTGGTTGCAAACCTTTGATCTTCATCTTCCGAGCCACTTCTTTTGCCGATCTCCCAACCACCTGCGGTCTGGCCTTTCCTTCTCCTCGTCGCCGGGACTCGCGGGCTTGTCCGCAGGCTTCGGTTTCAGCCTGGCTTCCATTTCGACCCAATGCTTGTCCGTGAACCGATCAATGCCCACTCGCGCTGCCGCCGCACGCGCATACACGCGACAGTCGAGCGCCTCGTTGCGCGGGCGCATCTTGACCCACTCGTGCCGGCGATAGCCCTTGACGAGCTTGGTTACCAACTGCTCAGCGGTGATCTGCTGGAAGTACTCCTCGCCGTACCGCGGGAAGTGGCAGTAGCCAGGGGGAAACGGGAGTCCCTTTTCGAGATCCTCGTCGGTCGGACGGTCAAGCTTGAGCCAGCGGTACAACTCCTCCTTGGCCATGCCGGAGTTAACCGGCCAGACTTTCACTCCGCGCTTCAATTTCGCGCCCAGCGGTCCGACTTCAATCGGCGAAGGCGCTCCCAGGAGCGCGGTGGACCGCACGTCACCTTTGATCACCAGCACGCGCCCACCCTGCCGGCGAGCCCATTGGTAGACCTCGGTGGTCGCGTAGCCCGAGTCCACAGCCACTTGTAGGATTGGCAGATCGATGCCGGCCCGGGTGGGGTAACTCTCGTTGAGCATGGCGGTGAGTTTTTCCCAGACCGCCTGGCGCGAGGTGTCACCCTCGAAAACCCGGTAATCGACCGACCACGACTCCTTGCCGCGGCCCCACGCGACGACCTCGACCTCGATGCGGTCGGCCTGAACGTCCGCGCCAGCCGTGAGAAACATCCCGCCATCTGGGATCGTGCCCAACTTGTAGGTCTCGCGGCGGTCGTACAGGCGCTTCCAGTCTGGCGCCTCGCCCATCAACGTCCAGGTCTCGCCGAGCACCGTGTTCACGAAGACCTGGAGCAACGACGGATCCTTCTGCGCCTGCTCAAACTGCTGGGCGGCATCGGCCCAGGAGAACCAACCGACCGGCGAATAGAGTCCGGACAGATGGAATCCGGCCGTCTTGTGATCGCAATTCTGGCCGGGATTCGGACGCCACTGGCCACGCGTCAGCATCCAGTGCTTCTGGTGGTTCTGGATCTCCTGGCCACAGTGCTCGCAGATGTAGACCGCCTTTTCCGGCTCGCCCTTCGGCCAGTGCAATTGCGGGAACTTGAGAACCTGGTACTCGCGGCACAGCGGGCACGGCACCCAATACTGTCGCCGAT